ATCCAGTCATGCAGCGGAACGGACAGCTCATGGGGTCCATTCTCTCCTTTCCCGTCCTTTGCCTCGCAAACATCGCTCTCTATCTTCTTGTACGCAACGAAGTACGGGGTCCCCTAGCCCCCGAAGACCTGATGGACATACGCAAACTCGTTTTAATCAACGGGGATGATATGATCTACATCGGAAATCGGGAGGAATGGGAACTTCACCAGTACCTCGGCGCGAAGATGGGTCTGGCCCTTTCACCGGGTAAGGCCTACCATCACAGAAGGTATGCAAACATCAACTCCGTCTCGGTCGACTTTGATCTCGACGGCCACAATCCGATACCGAGGGAAATTCCTTTCCTCAATGTCGGGCTTATGGCCGGAAATCACAAGGTCCTGGGACGTGTAGGTGATGGAGCTGCGGACGACGACTTCAACGGGTTGAGACCACTAATATCCGTGATCAACGAAGTCGTGCGAGGTTCTCTTCCTGGCAAGGAGGCAGACATTTTCAAGATCTATGTCAGCCGCCACAGTGAAGAGATAAGTAAAGAGGCACGGGGGGGGAACCTCTTTCTCCCCATATCCTTGGGAGGATATGGTGTTGCACCGATCAAAGGGATCGCGGTGAACTATAGTCAACGTCAACTGCAATTGGCGGCCAAATTGGCTGGACGTTTACCCTATATGCGACCTTTGGTGCGACCCTTACCCAAGGGGCGTCTTGTGGGAGACACAATGGACATCGAAGATGATCCAGTCCGAGTGACACTACCAACGGACTACGAAGAGCCCAAGTTCCTCAAGATCGAGGGGCCTCAGCTTGACGTAGACTCCCTGCTCTTCGAGTGGGGAATGTACCGTCAGTAGTGTCGACTCACTGTTTCGACTTGGCCTCCCGGCCAGGGTGTTGTTTCAAGCAGGTCTAACCTGTAGCCCAAAACGTTTTCGTTCCGCTAGGATGGCCTTCTAGCCCCAAGGAATGATGTAAAGACTTACGTGCTAAACAAAATGCCGAGAGACTGCACGGCGCTCAAGAAACCTCCTTTCGCCGGAGGACGTGGGATGCGATACGAAAATCCCTTAAAGAAAGTGTAAACGGACCACTTTCGCGAAAATTTCTTGCTGAGACAATGTACAGTCCGCTCCTTCGAGGCGGATACCCTACATCGAAACAGAGAATCAAAACCGATCCTCTACCATGGTCAGATTGACCAACAACAACAAGAA